GTGGGTACCTAATAGGGTTGACAATAAAAGACCCCCGTAAACCAACGAGCATGCTCGCCAGCTTCGGGGCTCTCTTTTTAGCAAAGCTTATAGATCAGATGACACTATTAATATATCATAATATTCTATCTATTGTCAACTAATAGTTGATTATTCTACTGGATCCACGTCCTACTCGATCGCAATAAATTCTATGGTTGGTATAATCTATTGTCATTACATCAAAGCACTGTTCCGTAATAGTTCCTGCTGTTGCGGTATTATCACCTAATGCTAAAGTGCTATCAGTATCTGTCCATATAATTGGAATTCCACCAGGAGTTTCAAGATGATAGTCACAATGAAGATGACCGGTTATGATAGCCTGGACTTTACCATTGTTGGTGTTTAATGTATCTAATATATTGAATAAGCGGTTAGCTGATGAAGTGAAGGACCCGGTTAAAACACCGTCCACTAATGGGTGATTCCACGTTGTAGGGGAATATAACCAATGAGCAAATACTACTATATTTTTAGTTGTATTAAGCACATCATTCAACCACGTGAAGGTGTTTTCGGATATGATGCCACCGTCAACGCTTTGAGCACCGGTATCAAGCATAATGAACCGGGTATTTGTTTTTTCATCGTCCCAATAGAAATCGAAATAATTAGTTCCATACTGTACTTCATTTGAAATCCAACTGTTTATTAATGAATATGTTTCAGCATCGGTTAAATACGACTCACTGGTTGTACCATTACTATTAATATCGTGGTTACCGAATATCGGAAAAACATAGTCAGCAATATTTCGATAATTTTTCATACATTGTCTAATCCAATAAATCGCACCGGCTTTATCATTGTTATACTGATTAATATAATCACCACCCAATACAACATTATCAAGAAAACAATTATTTGCGATGTCTTTTATTAATGCCGGGGAGTTCTTCTGATTACTTCCCCAATGTATATCGGTGCAAAATACGAAACTACAACCATTTTTGCCAATTAGACCTTTATGTTCATTGATTGCATTTTTCACGGCTGCAATATGTGAATTATAATATCTCGGATATAATGATTCGTCATTAATAATATTGCTTAATGTGCTTGATTTAGCGAATGTAATATTTTCTTTTGCTTCAAACGGGTCAATCTGGTTATCATATGACGAATTGTCATAATTTAACACAGCAATTCGAATAAATGGGTATGTTTTGTCAATATTGACAAGTTCAGCATTTGTACTTGCAAGCGAAGTTGTGAAGTTTTTATTAGCATCATAAAAATATTGATATACCAAATAATTGTGTTTTTTACTATTTACAATATAATCAACATTTTCGGTTGAATAATAATCAGATGTTCTGACACGTGAAAAATATGGATTATTAGAATCAGTACCATTTGCTTCAATTCGTCCATTAACAAAATTAGTTTCTATTGGTGTAACTCCATGTTTTGTCACAACTTCACTTAAATAATATGGATATTTTGCAGCCTTACTGAATTTACAGAAAATAAAATTTTTTTCACAAATTGCCGGTGTGATAATATTTTCATATGAATTATTACTATAATCAATGAATGTGACTGTGAAATATTTATATTGTTTATTGATAATAACATTATCATCACGTCCGACCATTCCTGTTTTTGTTAAAAATTGATGTGCCGAATCATAATAATCAATATACATGCCATATGGTTTATCGTGATTAACAATGATAATATCATAATCTTCACAAGCATGTTCATTAGTGGTTCTACATCTCCAATTATAGGATGTATTATCTTTTTCACCGGTTGCGTTTCTTCGTCCCTGTTCGATTGCAATGTATTCAGGATCATAATTAGAATTTGCAACCATATCAATTAATGTTTCATCAAATGTGAATCTTTCACCAACAATTTTTGCATCAGCACCGGCTCCACTAATTGTTAATGATGTGTCTATTGCTGGCGTAGTTGGTGTAATATGTTCCGTAAGCCAAGCTGTTGTTTGTGCTATTATTACAGGGTCGATTACGTCATTTAAAGCGCCCTCATTAATTAATTTTCTTAATGCTTTTTCAGTTTCTTCATCAAGATTAAGGGTTTCAAAATAATTGTCGATAAAATCTTTATATGAAGACCATTCGTCTTTTGTTGCGTTCCATTCATCCTGTAATTCACGCATGATCTTAATGATTTCATCCATATTCATTTCATGAAAATTTGAATATGGAAATTGTCTAAAAATGCCCATGTTTTTTTTCTCCTTTAATATACCATTAAGCAAAAACGATTTTTAAATGATTCTGTAATATAGTTTATTATATTAAAATCAGCTATTTCACGTTCTTTTTTAATAAGGTCTTGCGTAGCTGTCACCCCTATATTTCCTGTTCGTCTTTCGGTATGTGTGCCTGTTTTTTCTGAATTATATCCATCATTCCTTGTATTTGCATACGTTTCAGAAGAATTTCCGGAAGATTCTACTTTTTCATGCTCAGCCCAGTTAGTTTCATTAAAGCCTTTTACTGAATTAGTATCAGTATTGCTATTTGTGATTCCATCAGTGCTTGAATCCGTAATAACTCTTGTATCTTCCTGATTATCAGTATCATTGATTGTAATGTTAGCGTCAACATTCCAAATAGGATTATATTCAAGATTTGTTGAATTATATAGTTTCTCCCAGATTTTAAATTCAGAATTACACCATGTAGTAATAGCAGTTTTCATGATCTCAAAATCGGGATATATTATTTCAAGTTCTGCACATTTCAGCATAATGTCATTTATTGCGTCTATTCTATTTACACCTTCCGGCACTCTAAAGCCTGACATAATATCAGGACTATATTCATACATTCCCTGAATTGACAATAGCATCTCTGTTTATCTCCTGTCTAAAGTCACATGTGATATTTAAATTAAACATTTTATTAACTTTATCAAGACCATCTTTGATAGTTTCAAGCCATAATGAAGCTTTTGATCTTGTATCAATATCATTTGCTTCTACTTCGTTATCTGTAACACCTGATTCTTTTGCCATATTAATATTAGGTATTCCGATTTCAGTACAAAATCTTGCATCAATTTTAGACATATTATCAAGTATGTCTGATACTATATAATTCTGTTTAAGATTATTCTGGAAGCTCGTCCATAATGGAGAACCATCTTCCGCAAACAGTTTTTTATCAATAAATACCGCCGGATTGCCTTCTGTTATCTGATCATACATCTTTTTAAATGATTCTGCAGTAGTTTTGCTTTCAGCTGCAAAAACATAAGCAAGCTTACTATTTATCATATTAGCAGCAATAGCTTCAGTAGCAAGTGCCATTAAATCGGCATAATATGATATTATATCCCAGCACGAACCATAATCGGGCTGCAGTTTTATAAGTTCACATTCAACGCCTATTCTTGGTTGCAATATTCCTTTTAATAAAGGGTTGGCAATGCTGCAGTTAGTAGGACGATAGAACACATCATAACCAAATAAGCTGCAATGCTGTGGTATTACACCAAACTTATCAGTTCTTATTACTGCAATATATCCCCATATGAATAAGGTGTAAAGAAAATAATCTTTTGACCACGTGTCAGGTATGTTTTTAAATTCGTACACTGATAGTATTTTCTGTGTCAGATATTTTCTAAAATACCACGCTGTAGCGTTATCCTGACTATGAACCGTTGACGGCTTAATATGAGCATTATATTTATTGATAAAATTATAATCAAATGTTTCGTTCATTTTGAACACCTACCGAGTCCATAATTCTTTTTGAAATAACCATATTTTGTTTGTTTTCTTTTTCTTTTTACCTTTACCGCCTTTGCCCCCGACAACAGGGTTGTAAATAAAACCTTGAAATCTGTAATTACCATATGGATATGTACCATCTAAGGCTATGTTAGTTAGATAAAAGAAAGAGCCATTCCATGCTGATTGACTTACTACTGCATGATCAGAATCAATTTCCTCGACAATAGCAACATGACCATTGCCAGAGTACTGACCATCTGCATAACAGGCAACTGCTCCAAGCTCCGGTTCTGTTCCACGATCATAACCATCATTATAATTGAACCAGTCTTCGGCATTACCTGTTGAGAGCAAGGGTCTGTTCGAGTAGTCATTATTTATATCTGAATTCTCCCAGAATCTACCCCATGCATAGCAAGTGCAGTTAGGAAGTCCATATCCTGCCTGATAAAAAGGATTTCTGCTATACCAATAAGGATTCTTCGCTATTCCTTTTGATGAAAAGCGTGGTACATATTCAGGATCACTCATGATAGAACCCACCTTCAAGATACGATCTTATTTCCTGTTCTTCGGTAGCAGTACCCCATAAAGTTGAAACGTCTCCGTCCTGCACTAATATGTAACCGTGAAGATTTCCAAGTCTTTTCATTTTACATAAAGGTCTGCCATTATGTGTAGGATCATCCTCAACAGGTCTAAAGAATTGATGATCTAAACTGAATAACCCCTCATTGGAACCAAATCCGCCTGTTCCGCCTATTGTATTAGCTCTCGACATCAAACTTTGTATTGCAGAGCCTATTCCTGAAATGGATCCAAGAGCTGCTCCTGCAACACCGCCTGCAGCATAACCGCCGGCAGCTCCACTTACCGCACCGACAGCTCCATTTACTGCTCCGATATAATCACGTGTTACCTGTGATAATGATACTGGGATTCCAAGTTGTGATTCTATATGATGAAGCACAACACCATTACATGTAACTATTAAAGAGCCTTTGCCTGTAATAAAATCAATTATTACATCTACATATAATTTACTCGCATCGCATGTGACAGTTGTATCAATATCAATAACACCAAATGGAGGTATCGTTAAAGTCAGTTTAGTATATGGAGATGAATTAACATAGTTACCACGTGACGTTGTATCAGGATGCTTTATTATATCAAATTCATATGATTTCGTTTTTACAGGTTTTGATTTTAATCTTCTTCCAGGAAGCTGTGTATCCCAGTTATAGATATAAGCATTTGTTGACGTATCAGGATAATATGGTATGTCTGCCAGAGCAATTGGAAACAGCATACAAGATTTTATGTACTGCAAGGGATTAACAAGTGAAAGCTGTAACGCTGGAGCTGCGTCTGTTATGTCAAAGCCGTTTGCGCTGTTTGTTACGTCGTCAAGAATTCTGTCCTGAAGATTAGTAACAACTGCTGATAATTCTGTTGTTGTCATCGCAAAATAAGCAAGCGAACCAATATTTGCCTGTTTTGAAACGCAACCTATCACACAGTTGTAAACCGTCCAAGGATTATTGATTCTTGAATAATCATAGTTGCAGTCTGTTTTTACCGGATAGAGATTATCTACAACTCTACCGTCATATTCTTCGGCTGCTCTTAAAACATATAAAGTAGAACCCTGAATTTCACCTTTATAAGTTGCAAGCACATCAACTTTCATTGAAGCTGTCCATAATCCATCTTCAAATGTCCATTCTTCAATAAAATAATATCTGCTATATGCCGGTATTTGCGCATAATTAAGTGTTTCTGGGGCAGCACTTGTACTTAATCCCAAATTAAGCTGTATTACCGGATGCAATATTGATGATTTGTCTTTCAATATGCAATTATAAATAACCGGTTCCAGATCAAGCGGTTGTTTTGTTGAATTTTCTTTTTTTGAAAAAGTATAAAATTTAACCTGAAAACTCATTTTTATCTACCTTTATATATTGCCGGTTGCAGCATTAAAGCTGCAAGACCGGCATGACCAAAGAATGAAAAAGATGAAAGCTTAGTCAAGAAGAAGTACAACGCCCTTCTCTGTGAAGTCGTTCCACCATCTCTCTGTGAAGTGATGGAAAGTATTCCAGTAACCGCCTTTTGCATTAAGCGGAGTTGTTGCGCTCCATTCATTTACAGTAGTATACCCAAGAGCGTCCCTGTCAAAGAGAACGCCTGCAATATTTGTAATAGTCTGTGCTTCTGCAGTATCAATAGTTCCATCAGCTTTCATGTATGAAGGTGTTACACGAATCGACATTGGCGTGTCGATCGACTGCCAGTAATTCACATCTTCAACATCTGCATACTTCAGGAAATTATCATTATATGTATCAGCAAGAACTCTTGCTTCCATTTCCTTAAGAAGCGGAGCATAAAGATAGATTTTCTGAAGTTCTTTAGGTGTGTGCCTGTTAATTGCTTTTCCTGTTACGTTGATCTGATACTTCTGACTTCTCTCTGTCATAAGAGATGAGATTGTCGCAACTCGGGCATACATCCACTTGATGAAGTTAGGGAAATTCTCAGGTGCATAAACAGTCTGCGCCGTTAAGGCTGGGTTTGCGCCTGTTGCGTCATTATATTCTGTGATAAGATGAATAACACCATTATTTGCAGCATTTTTACCACCAATGAAGTTTCCAATAGTCATTCTTGCTATTGATTCGTGAGCCTGCTCAATCATATCGCTGATATTCTGGACAACCATTGACATGAAACGTCCAAATTCTGAAGGACCTGAGAAAGCATTATCTAACTGATCTTTGAAAATAGTATAATTTTTTTCAAAAACATTCTGACCATAAAAGTTAGTCTGAAGCACATTCGGCTTATTTACCTTATACATATCAACTGACTGACCATCAACCAGATCAAATCTAACGTCGTTATCAAAATCTTTGTCCGCAAGTGAAAGTTTTCTTACGATAGCTCCCCACTGTTCCTGATCAACTTTGATACCGCCGAATTTTCTATTGTATGGTCTGATAGAGAAAATAGTCTTTGATACCATCTGCGTTATTGCATTAAGTACCGGATCATAACCAGCCTGCAGTGTTGTTGTCGCAACTGATACAAACTGATCAACTGTTAATGGTGCCTGTGCTGTTTCTCCAGTAACCTGTTTTCTGACATTATTCAAGATTGCAGCGGCATCCTCAAAACTCATAGTGTTCACGCCTGCCATTTTAATTACCTTCCTTTTCTTTTATAAATGGATTAATAATATTTGCTACGGCTGTTTCTGCCGTTGCTTCCTGATTCTTTTCGCCTGCTCTATTGCTTGTCATGATATTAGCAGCAATAAATTCTTTTTTCAGATCATCAATAGCAGTCTTAAATTCATTCACTGCTGTTGTTATCTCATTATTTGTTACAGGCTGCTGTGGTTCCGGTTCCTGCTGTTCCTGCTGTGGTTCCGGTTCCTGCTGTTCCTGCTGTGGTTCCGGTTCCTTTGTCATTTCGATTATTTCTTCCTTAGTATAACCAGCATCCAGCAATTTAATAATTTCATCTACTGTCATTTCTTTTCTTTCTCCTTCATTCTATTGATATTCCACTGTACTAATTTATAATCAGAACCGAGAAGTTTTTTTCTCTGTTCTCCATTACCAAATTTACCATTTATTGCCTGCTTTGTCAACTTGATAATCCTGTTCGATTCTTTTTCTACTATTTTATAGTCTTTTCCTAAAGCCTTTTCAGGGTCTTTATATTTGCCTGCAATAAATTTTTTGATCATAGCAGTATAATCTTTATCATCCTTATCATCCTTTTTAACATCCTTATTAGATATTTTATAATTAGGTCTGTAAATAGCAAAAACGAATTTTTTTGGTCTTGTACGTTCCATTACCTTTGATTGTTTAGGATCACCGCTTCCTGTGTTACCCTCAATTGAAATAACATTAGAACCTTTATGCCCTTTTACAATTCCAATATGATCTCGCCGGATTCCATCCCATGAATATATAACTATGTCACCTTCTTCAACATCAGATATTTTTTTGATCTCTTTGCAGTGCCTCCGGAGCCAGTCTTCAATGATTCCGCAATTACATACTTTTTCACCATTAAAAAATAATTTACTAGCATCGGCATCTTTGAATATATACCAGACAAAAATACAGCACCATTCCGCGCAATATGAAAGACCATATTTATTACAGAAGAAAAGCCCTTTTTCACCTATATATTTCTCGGCAGTATCTACAATATATTTACCTGACATTTTTATTCATCTTCCTTTTTAATAATAACCTGAATAAGTTCCTTTAAAGATGTCAAAACCTGTGTGTTATCTTCCAGCGTCTGCCTGACACCTTCAATTTCTTCTTTGTGCCGTTCTTCCTGTTTATTAACAAACCAGAACAAAGCACCTGATGCGACTATTGGAAAACCTAAACTTGCAACTAACTGCCCTATTACTTGTACATCCATTATTTTTACCGCCTTCCTAAAATAAAAGAATTGCAGTTTATCGCGCTGCCCATGCGCGCGTACCTTCTTCCGGAAGTGGACTTGTACAACTGCAATTCCTTTCATTAACAAGTATAAAGTAGAAAAAGAGATTTTGCAAGCATTGATTCAAATATCACATGATCACGCATATATGCACTATATAATAACATGCCAAAGTTTTTTACATATTTTTTTAAACCAATTTCGTCAGATTTATATACAGGCGCTGTTCCTGTCTTATGTTCTGATATGTAATACTCTCGTTTTGATTTATGCTTATATATATTTATTTCTCCAACTGTACATAATAATTTATATTCCTTTAAAGGTCTGGACTTAATACCAGAATTATCATTATATGAAAAGTCATTCTTTAATGCCATCTCTGAATATGATCCCGATGTTATCTTATATAATGCAGTGTTTGACTTTTCCTTGGATATTATGGATTTTGACAGCATTACTAACAGGATGCCTTTATTTTTATCAATATAAAATTCTTGACCATTTAAAGTCATTTTTTCACATATACCGACTAATCCTAATTCAAGAAAAATAGGATTGGCAATGTTAAAGGCATTAGCAAGACATAAAACCTGCAATGGATCCACTCCGACAAGCTCCCTGTTCCTGTTTATTGTTTCATAAGCATTAAGAAATGCGCTTCCCTCATTCTTTAGATTTCTTTCATGCTTCTCCGGTATAAATTCATCATAAATTAACAGTGTAACATCTGAAGAATCAAAACCTCGCATATTAGATATTGTGGATAATGCGCAAGTATAACCAAGAAGCCTGTCATCCAAATCATCCCCTTTATTTTCATAAATTGCGGCATTATACTTAGAAATTGACTTAACATATATTTCTTTACCAATATCTCTGCAAATTGTTTTAAACGGGTTAAATTCAGGTTTATTGATCAAGTCGCATTGCGCCTGCGTTCTTCTCATTAACATAATTCTTTTATCCAGTTCATAAGCGGTTTTTAACGCTCCGTACGTTTTACCGGTTCCACGACCGCCTACAACAAAGTTAAACGGCATATTATAAGATAATATCTTTTCTACGTTTAAATAACCATTATCCAAATAAATTGACATTGTAACACCTCATATATGAAATAAGGAACCTGAAACAGGTTCCTTTATTCTACGCCCTTATCAGCTTATTTAATTATATAATAATTATTCAATCGTACATGTGAGATACTGCCTGCCTGCCCGTGACGTGTTCTGAAACACTTTGATCATGCCGACATTTTTACCGAAAATACTCACGATCTCCCTAAACTCTTTAATAAAGGTTTTAGAAATAGTATTGAAAATCTCACCATCCTGTGTCTTGATTGATAAAACAGTTTTTGATTCTCCGGTTGTTTCATCCTGTGTTTCGTACTCCATCCACGCTGCAACATCAAGGACGCTCCCAGCTGCTTCTGTCATCTTCTGCCCTTCAGGTGACTTCATAAGTTTGTACTGATCTCTTGCACCTAAATCTTCTGGAAACATTGCATTAACGTTCATCTTTTTTTCTCCTTCCTACTACCATCCAAATATCTTTATAAGAGCTTGACCATGTATTGCTCTAACCTGATTGGATGATAGCTTTACAACTGATTCAAATTTATACTTATCATTCTTTACAGAATAAGTATCAAAGAAATATTTATCTCTTGATGAATATATGAATATATATCCCAATTTATTTTCATAATCAAATAAATCGAAAATCATTTATAATCACCATCCAATATTTCATCGAGCTTATCAAAGCATTTCTCATAGGCGAGATATACTTCAATATTATCTTTATGAATTTCTGCCTGACAGTGCGCCCATTTCATCATACTAATTAATTTTTCATGCCATTCATAACGAGCTTCATTATATCCATCCTTTTTACTAATTTCTGTAATAGCTTTTAAAAATTCATCTGTCATTGTGATCGCTCCCTTCTTTAATTTTCTTTATTGTACCATAATTATTTAAACAAATCAAGCCATATTGCGGGATTATTTAGAATTTTTCTATACTCTCCGGTTATTCCGAGAGTATAACTTGATTGTCTGATAAAAACGTTTGAAGTGATTTTTACTATTCCTTCAGGCTTTTTAATTTCCTTTATTACCGGATCATCATTATATAATGCGTCAGTACCACCGGCAGCTTTGAAGATAAACCCTTCTTTAAAATTATTTATAGTTTTCATTTCTTCAGCGCCCTTTGACTTCCCAACTCCTGCAATGGTGATATATAAATTATCATCCTGATCGGTATATGCGTATTTTTTAGCGCCTAAAGTTATAAACTGTTTATAAGTTCCCTCATAATCAAAAAGTCCTAAATAGTATCTCTTGCCTTCCTGATCATCTGCAAAGCCACCATTCTTTAAGCTGTCATTTTTCCTCTTTCGATTATACCCTGTAAAATCCACATTGCCGTTATCAATAAACTTTACTGAATCAGTATCACAATAAACAAAATCATAACCACATTTTTTTATCGCTATTTCCAACTGCTCTCTTGCTCTGGCACACGTCCAGACGCCCCAAGCATAAGATAAAAAAGCATGTTTGTTTGATTTTTCAAGTAGTTCTATTTCAGGTTCTTCGCGCTCCGTAAATATATCCTCTATATAATCAATAGATTGTTTCACCGGACTTTGAACCGACATACCATAGATTGAATTCAATTTCTCTTTTGCCTTATGATAAAAAAGTTCCTGACCCTTCACATTCTTTAATAATGTCTTCTCTTGATAGTACTTTTGGATTACTTCACGCATAGGAAGCGGAAGCCTGCCATATCTGCAATGATAAAAGTCAAATATTTTAGCATCATCAAATACGTATTCGTTAAGTATGATCTTAAAATCTATATCAGTTAAAGTACATTCCAGATAATCAGCATCCAAAATTCTTCCATTATCATTATCAAATCTTCTCAGGTTCCTACATTTATGCTTAGCAATATAAGGGCAACCCCACATAGGGTCTTTTAACCTGATACCCCAAAAAACTATTCTGAAAATACAGGCTCTTTTCTGTTTATAGATTTTTCTGCAAGCTCTTTCAATATCCACGTCGCCCTCATAAATCCAATCGCCCATTGGAAAAAGCTCGTTTAATTGAACGTCTGGATAAGATGATACTCTGTCATAGGATGAAACATTATCTAATAGCATGTCTGTATAATATCTATTAGAGTGTGTATTACCACCCCGAAAAGCTTCACGAAGCAAACAAAAAAGATCATAATCAGGAAGCATATTATTAAGCTTATTCTTATTAAAGTGCCTCATAGCTGCTTTTACATCTCTACGAACAAAACCGGTCGAAGTTAATGGTATAGTATAAAAATTATCATCTTCAAGTTTAAAATAAACTTTAAGCGCTTGGACTAAACTAATAACATCCGTAATACAATATGCAATTTCATAATCAGATAGTTTAGTCCATGAATAACGCTGTTTGCTATAATCAAATTTATCGCCTGATAGTTTTTCTGTCACTCCCATTCTTTTTGTAAATTGCTTTAATGATAAATTAGTTAATCTGTAAGAACATCTAAACTCAAAATGAGAAAACATTTCACACTTCAAAACTTCTCTATAATCAGTAGCGAACACTTCTTCTTTATCAAACGGATATATACCCTTTAAAAACGAAAATTCATATGATAAATTATGAACATATATTACAAGATAAATATCTTCCGAAAGCATTTCACTTATCTGATTAAGAAAAAGAATCCATTCGTCCCACGTCCTGCCAACTACTGTAATATCTTCAATTTGAAATTGCCATATATACATAAAAGCCTGATTGATCATCGGATCATTAGTAGCTTCAATATCAAAAGCCATAAAATAGTTCAGGTACTTTCTTTTTGTTCTTCTTGTTCCCTGATTGCCTTTTCTTCTTTTCTGTATATCAGGATTTTTAAAAAATTGATCATAATCAAAATTGTTGATATTATATATTAATCGTTCCATTTCTTCATTAGCCTGTTTAATCTTTGATTAGAAAACGTTTTACCACCTTTAGATGGTTTTACCTTTTCCAAATCTGAAAGATGCTGTGTAAATACATCAAGATTCTGTTTTACTTTTTCAACCGGTATATTAAGCCTCTGCGCTTCTTGCATTACATCAAGAGCATCTCCAGAATCAAATATCTTATCAGAATACTGTTCTCGCATTTCGTCCATAAACTGAATAAGTTTATATGTATCATCATTAGATTCAACAAGATCACCATACCCTTTATTTCTCATATCTTCCCGAAAATCATTAAGAAACTTTTTTTCACCTGTAACTGTAGTTCTCTGACTTCTTAAAAATTTTGAAACATCCGCAAGCTGAGATGATACTGTTGTATTACCGGCATTGATCTCTTTGATCGTAGGAAATCTAAAACCAGCTCTTGCCTGCATCCCTATCCCCTGCGCTGCCTGTCTTTCAAGTCTTTTATTAGCAACAGAACGCAAAGCGGAATACGCTTTATTAATAGCACCAGCAGCCATTTTCCCTATTTCAAAAGGTAAAAATAATTTCATAATATATCACTCTCCCACCGCAAAAATAAAGCACACATAAAGCCATATACCGGCACAAATACCTGCACCAACAAACAGATAATAAATTGATAATAGAATATCTTTGATCTTTTTATTCATTTTCCGCATTTCTAAACATCTCCTTCAAAATCAAATCTTTTACAAAGCTTGAAACATTGCTGACTTTATTCGTCAGATACCAGTAAATGAGATCGTCGTTGTGATCTCCAATCTTAAATTTGATAGACACTTGTTTATATCTATCTTTCTGATAATACCATGAACCTTTTTTCACCTATGATCACCACCTTTTACAATAAGCAATAAAATCAACCATGATAGCAACAAACAAAATATAATTCTCATATGATCACCCTCTTTTCTTTATTGTACCATAATAATAAGCAACTTGACAACAAAATATTATTAATATATTATAATAATTGATCGTTCCCATAACTTGATCATGTGCATAAAACGCAAGAGAGCCCCGAAGCTGGCGAGCATGCTCGTTGGTTTACGGGGGTCTTTTATTGTCAACCCTATTAGGTACCCAC